TCCATTTGTATGGAGAAATTTACCTGCAGTATGTGGCGCACCAGAGGATGTTCAAAATTACATAGATTACAATGAGTTATCTCCTAAACATTTAAGTTTAGGTAGAGAGTCAAGTGATCCAGATGGCGAACCAGTTTATATGGTAACTTATTATGAAAATGATAAAGGTGAAACATTGGTAACTGTTGATGTACCTAATGGCGTAGAAACTTGTATATTATATCATACATTTAATAAAATGCAAGTATTAGAAAATTTAAAACCTAATGCGTAAGGAAAATATGAAAACATTATTAACAATATTATTTGCAAGTGTCTTATTGACGGCTTGTAGCATAAAAGAACCTAGACTATCTTTTGGTAAAAAATGTTTAGAAAAAGACAACCAAGTTGTCTATTCATACATTTGGTTATGGGATAAAAAAGTAGGGTTAACTGCTAACGAAGCAAATTGCGAATTAATCAAAAAAGATTAATCTTTAAGTTTGCCTGTATCTTAACAAAAACAGGCACTTTACAAATCTTTAAAAATATGATATAATGATACTATGTTATTAAATAGTAAAAAGTTTGGTTTGATCATTGAGGACATAGTTAAGAAAAAACGTGTATCTTATATGGAGGCTGTTTTAAAATATTGTGAAGAAAATGAAATAGACACAGGCACAGTCTCATCTTTAATTAACAAATCTTTAAAAGAAAAAATACAAATAGAAGCTGAAAATCTAAATTTTTTAGAAAAATCTAACACATCTAAATTGCCTATATGAACAGTTATGAAACGTATAAATTATATCTTGCTATTAAATTACATTTTACGACTGAAAACTATGATTTTTTTAAACACAACGCAAAGGTTAATTCTAGTTTAAACAGTTTTTTAAAACGTAATGATAGGTTTTTCTTTCATAAATTAGCAACTAAATATAAAAAAGAAGAACTAGTAGATTTCTTTGTCTGTAATTTCTTTGATAACTCAAAGACTTGGATAGGAAATCTGATAAGAGCAGATGGTGAAACAAATTATATTAAGTGGAAAAAATATACTGAGTCATTTACATACAATTTTAGAATGGATTGTAATAGGATTGTTAGCGTTATTAGCGATAATAATTGTAAGTTTGACGATATTTTTACTGTATCTATGGGACAACATCCTAGATTGCTACGGTTACTTCTTTCTAAGCAAATCTCAATACAGACAATCATCTTGTTGGATAAGATATTATCGTTTATCAAAACTTGGGATAAACAAATTGAAGAAACGGTTATTTGGCCTGAACTTTCTAAAAAGTTACAGAAACTAAAACCATTTGTTAATTATAACTTAACGAAGTGTAAATTTATTATGAAGGAGGTATTTGTACAATGACACAACAACAAGTAATAATTCCATTTTCAAATTTAGAAGGCGATAGAATATATCAAAATCTATACGGCACGTTAGAACTTATAAACAAGAACGGCCGAACATACAATGGTTCAATTGAAACAAAATCAATCAAACTTAAAAGCGGTAGTTTAAGTTATGTCTATAAAACAAAAGACAATCGTTGGTTTGACAAAACAGGAATGCCAATTGAACAACCAAAAAACTTAGTTACAAGAGATAAAAACACAGATGATTAAAAAAGATATAAAAGAAAGTGTTATAGATGTAGGTAGTGGTTTCTTTTTAGCCGTTATTATACAACTAACTATATTTCCTTTATTTGATTTACATCCTACTATATTTGATAGTTTTGGTATAGCAATAATATTTACCGTAGTGTCTATGACAAGGTCTGCTTGTTGGAGATGGTACTTTAGAAAAAGAAAATGAAAAGAGTATTTTGTATAGGCAATGGCGAAAGTCGTAAAGATTTTCCTTTAGAACAATTAAAATCATATGGTAAGATTTATGGTTGTAATGCTATCTATAGAGATTATCCTGACTTAATAGATGTACTAACTGCTGTTGATAATGGTATCATACACGAGATTTATCATAGCGGAATAGCAATGAAGAAAACTTGTTACTTTAGAAATTGGACTAAAGTTCCTGCAATGATGTATGAAAGTGTAGTTAATGGCCTATGTACAGAAGATGAGTTAAAAGAACTTAAAGGTTATGACGCAGTAAAAGAAAATGAACGAGGTGATTCAAAAGAATTTGTTATACACGGATCGTCATTAAAAGGTGTTGTAAATATTTTACGAAAGACACGTAAAGATTATCCTAGAGCAACAAAAGAAATAGTACAAACTAAAATTAAACACGCAACAATTAGCATATCTTGGATTAAAGAAGGTGATAAATCAAATGACGTTAAAGATTGCTGGACTGATTATAAAGACCACGGTTGGGCTTGTGGTGCAACAAGTGGTTACATAGCAACAAAGTTAGAAAATCCAGATGAGATATATTTGATAGGACACGACTTACAATCAAATACAGGTAGAATAAACAATATGTACAAAGGTACTAAAAATTATGCTCCGATTGAAGGTTCTGCTACACCACACGTAAATTGGGTCAATCAATGGTATACACTTATGGATTGGAATCCTAATATAAAGTTTTACAAAGTCAATAAGGCATTAGACAAAGAAAATATAAACAAAGAAATAGATGAATGGAGAAAGTGGAAAGAAAGAAAACAACTTCATTATATAACTCAAGCACAGCTGCTTGACAAATTGCAGAAAGAATGATACAATAGAACTATGTTAAGATTAATAAACTTCTTATTAAGAACTTTGCGATCTTTAAAAAGAAGATTAAAAGGTGATAAGGGTAAAACTTCACATAAAAACTGGTTAAAAGGTTACAATGAATGGAAGAACTCTTATAAATAATATTAATACTAATATTAATATTTACATTAATACATACAACAATATATACAAAGGAGAATATAATGTCAAACGCTTTAGAAGCACTCAAAAAGTCAAAATCTAATTTTGACGTTCTAACTAAACAGTTAGAAAAAACAATCGACAAACCCGAAACTAAAAACAAGTACCAAGATGATAGATTCTGGAAACCAGAACTAGATAAATCAGGTAATGGTTTTGCAGTATTAAGATTCTTACCTGCTGTAGAAGGCGAAGATATGCCTTGGCAAAGAGTCTGGCATCACGCATTTCAAGGACCTGGTGGTCAATGGTACATTGAAAATAGTTTAACAACATTAAACAAAAAAGATCCTGTGTCAGAAGAAAATACTAGATTATGGAATACTGGTATTGAAGCTGATAAAGAGATTGCAAGAAAAAGAAAAAGAAAACTACAATACTATTCAAATGTATTAGTAGTATCTGATCCAAAACATCCTGAAAATGAAGGTAAGGTATTTTTATTCAAATATGGTAAAAAAATATTTGATAAAATAACTGAAGCAATGAATCCTCAATTTGAAGATGAAAAGGCAGTTAACCCATTTGATTTTTGGGAAGGTGCAAACTTTAAACTAAAAATCAGAAAAGTTGACGGTTATTGGAATTATGATAAATCTGAATTTGAGCAAGTTAGTAGGGTAAAACCTAGTGACGAGGAGATTGACGCATTATGGAAATCTCAATATGCTCTAAAACCCTTCATTGATCCTAGTAATTTTAAATCTTATGATGAACTCAAAGAGAAACTGAATAAGGTACTTACTGGAACAAGAAGCACGGAGTCTGTAGAAGATATTGACCTCCCACCTGCTAGTAATAGCGTACCCAAATCTTCTAACGGCTCTGTGGGGAAAGTATCGTCCACCGATGATGATGAATCATTATCGTATTTTAGTAAATTAGCTGAGGACGATTAATCTATCTCTCAAAACTGACCCAAAGGGTGGCCTTTTAGGCCACCCACATCAAAACAAATGTTCTTGTTTTGTTCTCATTTAAAAATCACTTAAATTAATGCTTGACAAATTGGTATTTTTATGATACTATAATAATAGTACATAATACTAAAAATATAGTGCTATTTTAGTGCTTGACAAATTAGTATTTTTATGATACTATAATAACGTATTGATGAGTAGACCTGTGTCAAAAATCAATACACTTAAATAACGGCCTTGTGCCATAAAAAAGGAGAAAAAAATATGTCCAATAATAAATTGGTCGCTTCTATACTTTCAAAAATGGGTATAGTTGCTCAACATATCATAAACACCTCAAAAGAGAAAGTTTTTGATATATACTTAAAACTAAAAGATATAGAGTCTGCTAAAGATTTTATAGATTTTATTCCACAAAAATATCAACGTAAATATATTGCAAAATATAATAAAAAGTTTTTAGACGGTATTGCTAAAACTTTGTTTTGTGATGATTTAAATTTTGATATTACACAATTACATATGCGTTTATATCCAAACGCTAGACCTACTGTTGATTTAGATAACGGTAACAGAAATGTTTTTGCTGAAATCCTAGACGGTTTGCAAAGACTATATACACTTGTTATTTTTTACCTATCAACAGAAGAAAATTATAAGTTGCCTAAAATTGTAACTAATAATACAGACGGTTCAGAAATAGAACTAACTGGTCTTACGTTTAGAGAATTGAAAACAAAGTATCCTGAATTTTATAAAGAAAAATATGAAGACAGACTTGTTTCAATTAAATGTTATGTTAATATAACAGACGCTGAAGCGTGTACATTGTTTAGAGATATTTTAAATTATCAAAACAAAATGAATGCTCAGATGTTAAGAAACGCTAACGATTCCGAAGTTGCAACCGCAATCAGAAACGCAGTTAGAATGATCGAATATCAATTAAAAGAAGTTGTTACACCAAACAGTACAGTAATAAATGCTTTTGATGTATTTGATTATACCTTAACAAAAGATAACGTAATAATTCCAACTTATGTAAATAATGAATTTACAAATGACGAACTTGCTCAAGAAGAAGTTGTCGCTAGTTGTGCTACTTACTTTGTCAAAAGAACTTCAATCCAACCAAAAGAGATTGATAAACTTTATGAAGACACGAAGTACAAAAGAACTGTACCTTGGTTTGATAGTTTTGATAAAACTTTCAGACAATTTAGTGAGATTGTAAAATCTTTACCTCAAAGTAAAGAACTTTTAACTCCTAAAGTCTTTATAAGATTTTTTATGTTCTATTATCATTTAACTTTAAATAATATTAAAGTGATAACACATACAACGTTTGCGAAAATGTTTTATGACGCTTGGATAGAACTAAAGAAACTGACCAAAGAAGAAAAGAGACTTGGTCACAAGAACAATGCTTTTGAGAGAAGTACAAACAACAAAGACTCAAAACATTTACAAATAACACTTGATTATTTGTTCCAATACTTTAGTCAATATGACTTAAAAGATTGGGGTTGTGCGAAGTTAGATACAAAAAGAACTTTCACTAAACAACAAATTGATGCCGCATTGCACAAACAAAATCATATTTGTCCTAAATGCGATATTGAGATAAGTGAAAGTCAGAAAACAGGCGGTCACGTAGTTACTTATTGCTTCGGCGGTAAAACTGAAGAAGATAATTTAAGAGTGTTACATAAAAATTGTAACACGTATGACCACGTGAAAGAAGTTGCTTAAAAAGTTTTTAAGTGATCTTCGGTTAAAATAATAAAACGCATATCTCGTTTTAAACACCAGGCGTAGGCGGTATTCCACTTACGCCTGTTTTTTTCATAAGTGAGTAATTGATTTTTATATGTTCTTGTCTCTCTTAATTTTTTAACAGGTTTACGAGTTTGATATTTTGGTTTAATTTCAACAACAAATTTTTTAGTCGTGCCATCAGGTTGCTTAACTTTCATATAGAAGTCAGGATAATATCTATGCGGCCGATTGTCTATTGAACGATATACAATTGATATTTCTTCACTACCCCATTCTAACACTTCAGGTGTTTTATCACAATACATCATAAAACGTTTTTCCCAACTTGAACGATAAACAATGTTATTAATATTACCTTTATATTTGTATGGACGAGCTGGTTTAAATAAACCTGTATATGGTGCTCTATATGTTTTGCTAAACTTATTCATAAAGGTATTTATTATCAAC